CCTTAATGTTGAACTTATGTTCAACAATCCATGCGTATGTTGACCCATTATAGAGAAATGTACGAACCCTTACATAAAGAAGACATGCAGTTTGCATGTCGACTACATGACGGGGTAGGCACACCGCCTAATACACATCCTGCTAGTTTTGTGAAGTCAATTTATACGAATCCTGTCTTGGATTCGTACGAAGAGATAACACCTAATTCGCAGGGTAGCCGTAGGGAGTGGAAGTCCTTCGAGCATTATAAAAGCTCGAGGGGTGCTCCCACTACCAGTTTGGCGAAACTGAAATGCTTCGTTGAATCCGGGGTTGTAAACCACGAATTCGTCGGAGAGTCTCTGTTTCCGTATTTCGGGTACCCATGGCCGGGTTATACCGGTCTCTCTCAGGGTACAGATGGGTTCGGAGACCCTGGCAGGCCTATTTCGGGCTTGCTCGGGTTTTATGAGAAACGCATCGACGGAGGTTTCGTACCTCCGCCTTCGTCCTTGGCAGATCTAGAAGCACGTGCTTTACGCATAATGCTTCCTTCTATCAAGGAGGAGTTGTCGTTAATCAACTCATTATATGAGTTGAAAGACTTCAAGTCCTTACCTCACACCATGTCGAGGATACGGACAGGACTGGATCGAATGTTTCGATTCAGGTCCGGTCTTACTCTTCGACAAGGTCTCCGCTTAGGGTCCGACGGTTATCTGCAATCGCAGTTTAACCTTCTCCCTTTGCTATCTGATATCGTCGGTGCAAACCGAGCGATTCGCCGGATCGAAGCTCAAATAAATGAGTTAGTAACCCGGTCGGGGAAAGTCCAGCGTAAGCACTTTGCTTACACCTGGAGTGAATTCGAGGATAGTACAGACGTTACGGATCCATTCTACGTAATGACAAGTTTCGATAGTGATATCGGAACGAGCGCTACGCAGTTGACCCGCTATGTTTGCACTCGCCAAACAATTCACGAACCTTCCAAATTCCACGCCATGATTGAGTATAATTACAATTATTCTCAATACCAGAGAGAGAATGCTCTCTTGCTGGGACTTCTAGATGCCTTCGGAGTTAATCTTAACCCCGCAATCATCTGGAATGCAATCCCCTGGTCCTTTGTAGTTGATTGGGTTTTCGGTGTAAACCGATTCCTTAGCAACTTCAAAGTGCAGAACATGGAACCGAAGATAAACATACGTAGGTACCTTTGGAGCATAGCTCGTAAGCGTAACATCTGGGTTTATCGTGTTGCAAAACACGCTTACCCTGGTCACGCACTTGCTGCGCCTCAAGAAGTACCGACACCAGTGGTCACCGAGACGGCTTACCGCCGCCACGTTGGCACACCGGCACCTAGCTTGATTACAACAAGCGGCTTGAACTCAACAGAGTTCACGCTCGGTGCAGCTCTCGTGCTAGCACGAAAGCCAAAGCGCCGTATCTACTAGGGAGAGTTAACTCCCCCGTTCGTCGACGGCATCGACTCAAACAAGCATGCTAAGTAACACACTTGTAACAAACGAAGTAAAGAATTCTGCAGGGACTGAAGTTGAATTCAGTCGCCTGGAGAGCGGTCCCGGTCGTACGACGATCTACGCGCAAGCGAATGAATCGCCGTACCTGCCCCATCGCCTGACAATAAGCCATCAGGAGACGGGTAGTGGTCTTAAGTTGAGGCGTCGTAGCCGCATCCGCGTGGATAAAACCACGATCTCGGGTGTGGACGACGTCACGCCTATTACCACTAGCTGCTATATCGTCCTCGATCACCCCGTTGGGGCTTCGGAGACGAACGCAGAGGCAGCCAATGTCATCGCAGAACTCTTGTCGTTTTGCGCCTCTCTAGGCGCGAGTACGACAATCCTGTACGATGGCACTGGTAACGGAGCCGCCACCTTACTTACCGGAGGCCTCTAAACGAGACGATGCGTTGCGAAACGCCATCTTCTCGCCAGGAGACTCCGCTAGTCGACGTTTTCGACGTCGGCTAGAATAGGGTGGTTCGGCACTCGGTCAGTCACGGCAGTTCTACCGTGAGTGGCTAAGTGTTCCTTTACTACTGCTGCTACTCTCGGGTCAGCTGCAAGAGATTGCAGCGAACCGATCAAGAGGAGGGGACTAGAAACCCCCATAAACTCCTGACCGGCGACCCAACAGTAGTACAGCTTATGCCCTTTGCTTTTGTTTGATTTATTCATACATTGGCGAGGGGTGTTTGTTGTATGGCCTTCCGTGTCCGCTAGAACAGTTGAAAGGCGCCTAGTTCGATACTTGCTTTATCTGGAATCGAGATCTCACCATTGTTTCCAATGGTAATCTCAACAACTCCAACGTAATGCTCGTATAGCGAACTATAAGTGGCGTCCTTCATAAAGTTCTTGAGGACATTCAGGTCACTCGGAAGATTGTTATCAATCGGAAGCAGTACCCGGATTTTCCGTCTGAAAGGACGGCCCCGGTTTGCGACTGATTGGTCTTCTTCCAACGTTGAGGCGACATTCTTTGTCGTCATAATGTTAGCTAGTAATGGTCGTTTGACGGTCTCACGAGTGTGTGCATGCTCTAGGAAGTATACCAATATGGATACTGCAAAGAGCCTAGATGAAAGTAAAATCATCGCTGCACTAATTCGTGACGTTTCAAACGCTCATGGATTGGTGTTCAACACCCGTGCTTGTCGCCTTACCATTAGTAAGGTAGAGCGACGGTTACGTGAAGAAGGAATAGGTTTTCTTACGAAAACCTTACCCAAGCTGGGGAAGGCCTTTGATAAGGCAATCTCCGGGGGGACTCCACTGTCAGCTGCTAAGTTGGGCTTTAAACCCCAACCCGGCAGTGAACTTCCGAGATTTCTCGGTGAGTTCTTTAGTAGAGTCCTCTCAAAGCAAGGGTCACTCCTTCTTGAACCATGCGCGAAAAGCGTCAAAGTCATACGACAGATCACGTACTTGTTTTACAAGTACGAACTCTCGTATACTGATGAACAAGAACAACAAGTCGTCTCGGCGTTTAAAAGCGCAGAGAGCGACCTATCGAACCTGGGCACCAGTTTCAAAAACCTTGAAGCTGATCTTGCCCTATGCTATACTACTCGTCGTGGGCGTAATAAAACGCTTACGCGAACTGAAGTAGCACGCGAGGCTAGAATACTTCTTCACCAGCTTTTCCAAAAAGCTGATTGGGAAGGTAATAGCCTGTTTGACCCGAAGAACATCCTCCCTCGACACGGCCCAGGCGCGGTTGCTACGAAGCAAAAGCGTTCTGGTAAGTATCGTTGGTCGAATGTTTCGGCGAAGATCACTGCGTTATACCCGCTTGACGACTTCTTTTTCGTCAATCAGGAACACGTTTGTGACCGGCTTGATACTATTCAGAGTATCACCGACATGGACCTCCCGGCACGGGTAGTACTCGTGCCGAAGGACTCACGCGGCCCTCGGCTTATCTCGTGTGAACCCGTTGA